GCATCCTTCAGCGGGTCGACGGACTCGAATTTCGGCGCCGTCCACTGGACGCCGTAGTTGGGCTCGCGGAGTTTGCCGGTCAATACAAGGGTGTCGATAAACCGGCGCCACGTCGGCCGGCAGTACATCGGGATCAGCGTCAACCACCGGAAGGCTTCGATGGCGTTTCGGAAACCCAGCATGCCCGCGCGATAAGAGGAATAGTTGACGTTCGACAGATCCCCGGAAAGCAATTCATAGGGAACGTCGATACCCGCGCCGACGCCCTGTAATTCCGCCATCAGGTACTCGCGGTAGCCGCCGGCCGCCGAGGGCGCGTTGAACTTGATGTCCTCGCCCGGCTTCAGGTACTCGATCATGCCGGGATACATCCGCTCCAGCGTGTTCCCTGTTTTCGGGTCGGTGGACTTCGCGCCCAGCGGCAGGCCCCCGGAACCTTCCGCGCGCGTCACGATTCCGGCGAGACACGCCTCCGTCTTCTTCCGCATTCGCTCGGCGTCCCGGTAGTCGTCGAGATCGCGGAGCGCCAGCATCACGGGCGCCAGCCACGGCACGCCGCGGACCTGACCCGGCCGCAGGATGCAGTAAGTGTGCATCACCTGATCGGCCGGCACCGGCTGGCTGAGGATACCGCCGCTCGGATTCAACGTGTAGCCGCCGCCCGGGTGGTAGTTGTACAGCCAGTAATACTCACGCTGCCCGAACAGATTGAACTGCACGCCCTGCACGACGTTCTCCATGGTCCTCGAAACGTCCAGGTAGTCGCCCTCGAGCATCTGCAGTTGCAGAGGCACGCGGAAATTGTCCTGCGGCCGCCGGCTACGGAAACGAATGATGCCGTCACCGCTCTCCGCAGTCGTCCGCACAACCAGCGCCTGCATGCCGTAGAAATCCAACTGCCCGCCCGGATCGCAATTCTCCGCAAAGTAGAGCCACTCGCCGTCGATGATCTTGTCGAGTTCGTGCGTCCCGGTCTTCGCCTGCGGAACGATGCCGGTGCCTACCGTGTTGCCGACCAGTTCCGCGATCGCCTTGCTGGCGTATGGATTGTTGCGCAGCAGGTCGCGCGAGCGGTTCCGGAGCGCAGTCAACGAGGCGCCGATCTCCGTGTTGGCGTCGCCGCCTGCGGCAATCCAGCCGTCCGTGCGGCGCCCCGATTTCGCTCCCTCGTATGCGAACGTCTCAGCCGCGGCGCGGAACCGCGCGCGGCGATAGGCGCGCTCGGGCGAGAAGTAACCGATCATTCTGTCGAGGGCGTTCATCAGTCTCTGCTGTGCATGGCCAGGCTGAAAGACGATGGCGATGGCGGCTCCGCTCCGGAGGCGGCGGCGATTGCTGCGTCTATGTCGGCTAGCGCCTTCCGCATGTCGTCGATGCTGTTGTACTCGACGGCGCGGTCGCTGAACTGCACGCGCCGCGTCCCGCTGAAGATCGCCCGCTGCAGCGCGTCACGCATCGTTTGCAGTTCCGCCGGTTGGATCATTTAAACCAGCCCCCGCCTTTGCCGCGCGCTCCCCACGGCTCGCCGCGCCCGCCCCAGTAGTCAACGCCGGTGGACGGACGCTGGGCGCTGGTTGGAATGCCGCCCTCGATCAGAGCCCAGTCCTCATCCGAGAGCCGGTCGATTCCACAGATCGCCGCCGCCGCACGGCAGAGCACCGCGAGGTCGAGCGGTTCGTTCCTCACCGATTTGTCGGGCACCCACTCCACCTTGCCGCTCGACCGGATGATCCGCGACTCGGAGCAGAGCCCGCGATAGAAATCCTGATCCTTGTAGGCGTAATGCTGGTACCCGGGCGGGTAGGTGCCGTCGTCAGGCAGCACGATCCGCAGCCAATCGTAGAACTCCTGCTTCGCCCAGTGCGTGCCGATGTGCCAGATCCGGACGTTCTGGCGCTTGCGTGCCGCGTCCGTCGGCGACACCCGCGCGATCAGTTTCAGAAAGTCTGCGGTGCCCTTGGTGGCCACCACGGTGCGGGGAGCGGAGATCGCGTCGCCGGCAGGGCCGTGAGCCGGTTGCGAATGCCGCGCGGCGAAGTTGTACACCATCTGCGGCCGGAAGCCGGTGTCGATAGTCATGGCCATGATGGGCATCGTCCCGCCCAACTCGCGCGGCCAGTCTGTCGCCAACAGCAATTCCAATTCCTGCCAAACTTCCGGCGACGACGTCTTGATCGGCTGTCCCGCCTGGCCGGGCACCTGGATCACACGGTAATCGACCGACCACGACTCCTTGCCGCGTCCATACGCCTTGATCTCCACCTCGAGGCGGTCGTCCTGCACATCGACGCCGGCGACCAGAATCGATCCCTTCGCCGGCACGATTCCGAGAGGGTAGTCCTCGCGCCGCAGATAGACCTTCTCCCAGTCGGGCGCAGACCCGCGTTCCGTCCAGAGTTCCGCGAGCACCGTGTTCAGGAACGCCTTGAGCGTCTCTGTCGACTCCTTCGCGACAAGAAACTCCGCGGCGATCGTCCCCCACGACCGCTTCGGGGAGATCATCTGCGACACCCGTAACCCCGGAATCGGCGACACTGGATTCTGCGGACGATACTCGCCGCGCTCCACCATCCACGATTTCTGGTTGTGCGGGATGAGCTCCCGGCATTTCTCGCAGCAGTAGGCTGCCTTCTCCGGCTCGCCTTCCGGCCACACCAGCCCGCCGTCGGTGCCGTCGCTGAACACCAGAATCTGGAAGTGGTTGCAGCTCGGGCATGGCACAAAGTACTCCCGCTGGTCGCTCGTGTTCCAGGCCGCCTGAATCCTGCTCTCCCCGTCGACCGTTGGCGTCGAGCACATGATCACTTTCTTGTTGTGCTCAAACTCCCCGGTGCGCTGCATCGCGAGCGATACGGGGTCGCCCTCCGATCCGGCGCTCGTGGGATACCTGTCGACCTCGTCCAGCAACAGATACCGAATCGGACGCATGGCGAGGCCGGACGGCGAGATGGCACCGGTGAAGGTGATGTGCCCGGAACCGTTTGCGAACACCTTATGCATCGCCGTGTTGTTCGAGTCGCGCGACTTCACTGCGGCAAGCTTCCCTCGGAGTGCCGGCGAGTGCCGGAACAAAGGCGCGACGCGATCCTTTGACAGCGCCTTGGCGTCCTCCGATCGCGGCTCCACTGCCAGCGTGGGCCCCGGATCTACGTCAGCGATGTATCCCAGGAAGTTCACCATCACCGAGGTCTTCAACATTTGTGCAGCGGACATTAACACCACCTGCTTGCACGGATGGCTTGGGCTGAGGACGTCCATCGGTTCCCGTTGGTACGGTCTCGTGTGCCACTGGCCGCGTTCCGCTGAGCCGGATCCGGTGAGCACAACATTCTCGTCGGCCCACTGGGACACGGAGATATCCCGTGGCGGCAGCAACGCCTCCGCTCCAACCTGGTACATCGAGAATGGTTGAGTAGTCATCTTCAGTAGCCTGCGTCCGAGATAGCTTTCGCCATCTTGCGGCGCAGCGCGTTCGTTTCACCCGCGAGTATGCGGTGAATCTCTGCTTCGGTTTTCGCGGCGGCTACCAGCGGTGCAACGCGATCCGGGTATGCAGACAGGGCATCGCCGACGATCGCCGACCAATGCGCCGCATACTCGCCGGCCTTGGTGGCCTGGATCAGTTTGCCGGCGCGCTCCTCATACTCCAACTGCGCCGTCTTCGCCTTGAACGTCTCGCTCACTGCGCGGGCCCGCAGATATGCTGTAACCGGATCGCTCGATACGTCGGGCTGACCCGGCATGCCCGAACCGCCACGCGGAGGGGGAGGCGTCGCACTGAGCGGCACTACCTGCGGTCTCGTGGCCTGATGCAGAGTCTTGCCCGCGAACGTATTCCTTTCCCACTCCTGATTCGCCCGCTCGGGGTCGATGGTCCCGTTCGCGTTCGGCGTGATCCGCTTCGTCTTGATCGCCTTCTGTACCGCGCTGAGGGCAACACCCCGCAGCCGTGCGTAGGCCCGCTGAGACACTCCCGTCACAAGGACACCGGAAGGTTGGCCAATCGACCGCAGCCATCGAATCTTTCTTCCGAAATGTCGAATTCAACCTTGCCTTCCGCCGCCACTGAAGTGATGTATGTGTTTGATGCCACGAACCACCAAGCAAACCGCCGCCGCCTGCTACGCGGAACGCCACGCCGAGTGCCAGGAGCTGCTGAAGCGCATCGCCAGCCGCCTGGAACGGCACAAGCAGGAGCAGTCGCAGGAACCCGCCAACTGGGGCCACTCCGGCGACCTCGGAAGCGTCACAGAGGAACTCGCTTACATCCTCGCCAGGCTGGGCGACCGCAGCGCGCTGGATTCCAAAGGACTGGACTACTAACCATGCAAAAGCAAAACGTACACATCGGAACGACCTACATCGTTAAGGTCAGCGGAAGCCTGACCAAGGTCAGAATCACCCGCGAACACCTA